GGACAATCCATCACTTTAGTTTATGTAGATGCCACTAGAGGTTGGGCTTTCAAAACAAACACAGCATAGGAGCTAACATATGGCTCTTCAACAAATTAAATTTGCGCCAGGTATAGATAGACAGGACACTTCTGTTGGTGCTGTCGGTCGTTGGACAGATTCTGACTTAACTAGATTTAGATATGGACTACCAGAAAAAGTAGGTGGTTGGCAATCTCTTCTTACAGATACAATTGTAGGTGTAGTAAGAAAACAATTTGCATTCGTAGATTTAGATGGAAATAGATATGTAGCTTTAGGTACAGATAAATTTTTACTTGTATATTTTGAAGGACAACTATTTGATATTACTCCTTTAAAAACTAGTATTACCGGTGCAACACTTTCAACAAACTCTACAACAACAGTTACCATAACAACTTCAGCTGCACATAATATAAATGAAGGCGATATTGTTTTATTTGATAGTGTAACATTACCAGGTGGTACAGGTTTTTCAGCATCAGATTTTGAAGATAAAAAGTTTCAAGTCATCACTGTTCCAACTCCAACAACTTTTACAATTACAATGGGATCAGCTGCAACAGGTACGGTAGCTGCGGGTGGTAGTATAACTTTAAAACCTTACGAACCTGTTGGTCCAGCTGCACAAAACTATGGTTATGGTTTTGGTATTGGTAACTATGGTGGTACTATTACTGGTGTTGTACAAACAGAACTAGATGGATCGTTGAACGCAGACACTGCTGGTACAGGTGGATCAGGAACCGCTGTTACTGTAGACTCAACTACTGATTTTCCATCTGCAGGAACGATTGCAATAGCAAATGAATTAATTACATACACATCAAAAAGTTCTACACAATTTTTAGGTATTACTAGAGGTGCAAACGGCACAGCAACTGCTGGCACATCAAACGGTCAAGCTCACAGCACTAATGCTGTAGTTCAAAATGCAACAGACTTTACAGGTTTTGGTAGTGCAGTTAAAGCATCTACGGTCACATTAGAACCAGGACTTTGGTCACTTAATTCTTTTGGTGAAGTTTTAGTAGCTACAATATTAAATGGTAAAACATTTACATGGAATGCTGGTGTTGCTAATCCTACAGGTAACAGGGCATCAACAACAACATCTGGGTTTGAAACATCAAACAATCCTACTGCAACTAGAACAACTTTGATATCACCAACAACAAGACACTTAATTCATTTCGGAACAGAAGTAACAATTGGTACGCCTTCTACACAAGACGATATGTTTATTAGATTTTCTGCCGATGAAAGTATTAACGAGTATACTATTCAAGCAACCAATACAGCCGGTTCACAAAGACTTCAAGACGGAACGCGGATCGTCGGAGCGTTAGTTGCAAAAGAAAATATTCTTGTCTGGACAGACAATGCACTTTATACAATGAAGTTTGTAGGTGCACCTTTTACATTTGGATTTGAACAAGTAGGTACGAACTGTGGTTTAATAGGACAGAATGCAGCTGTTGAAATAGATGGTGTTGCATATTGGATGTCTAACAATGGTTTCTTCTCTTTTGATGGTACAGTAAATTCATTACCTTGTTCGGTTGAAGATTTTGTCTACGACAATATTGATACAACAAAAGGACAACAAATAACTGCAGGTATAAATAATTTGTTTACAGAAGTTTTATGGTGGTATCCATCATCAAGTTCTGCTTTTAATGATAGATCAGTAGTTTATAATTACGGTGCCAAAGCACCTCCAGGTGAAATGGGTAACTGGTATAATAACACCAATACTAATTTTAATAGAACAACTTGGATTGACTCTTTAGTTTATCCAAAACCTTATGCAACCGCATACAACAGTTCTAACACAGGAACGTTTCCTTCAATTGTAGGTGAAACAGGACTAGGTCAAAGTGTTTTCTTTGAACATGAAATAGGTACAGATCAAATTAATCCAGATGGTAGTACAACAGCTTTATTATCTTTTATACAATCATACAATTTTGCTTTACAAACTGACCAAGGTATTGGAGAATACTTTTTAGCTATGCGTAGATTTTTACCAAACTTCAAAGTATTGACTGGTAATAATCAAGTAACCATATCAGTATCTGATTATCCATCAGAAGATGTAACAGCTACGACATTAAGTCCTTTTACAATTACATCTAGCACAACTAAAGTTGACACTAGAGCTAGAGGAAGGTATGCAAACTTAAAAATAGAAAATACAGGATCAGGTGAATCATGGAGATTTGGTACATTCCAAGCTGATCTACAACCAGACGGAAGAAGATAATGGCAAAGATAGTAGTAAGATTACCCGAACCAAAAAAAGAATACACAGAAGATAACCAAAGACAAATTAACAGAGCTTTAGCTTCTGTAGTAGAACAATTAAACTCTACATTTTTAAGACAACAAAAAGAAGACCAAGAACGATTTACTTGGTTAGGATTAGGTTAATGGCAAATATATATTTAAATAAAAAAACAAGTTTAACAAACACAGATCTAACTACTCTTTATACTGTACCATCTAATGCAAGAGCTATTGTTAAATCTGTAAATGTTGCAGAGGATGCTGCAAGCACAGCAGTTGTAAAAGTAACTTTGACTAATGCATCAGGCACAGCTTTTGTAATTGATAATGATGTTAATTTAACTTCTGGTCAAAAAGAACAAGTATTAACAGAACCTTTGATTATGGAAGAAAGTGAAATACTAAAAGTGCAAGCGGCTAGTGGAGCCGTTGATGTTGTTGCATCAGTATTAGAAATTAACAGGGAGGACAGATAATGTCATTTGTAGAAACAGAAGCTTCTGTAAGGTATGAAATAGTAGATGGTAAAAGGATACCAATTATTACACCAAAAACAGAAGTAACATTAACAAACACTGAAACAGGTCAAGAATACATGTCAGACGCAGAAGCTATGCAGGATGTACAAAATCCTAATAGTTCTACTAAATCTGAACACATCAGAAGAGATGTTCATGTAACTGTAGAGTCAATACCTTTAGGTACGGCTACAAATATCAGTGATTGACGAAGAGTAAAAAAACAAGTAAAATGCACGATACTGCATATATCAAGCGTGGCAGCCTTGCATTTCACTACATTAATTAGAGATACATTATGGGATTTTTTAAAAAAGTATTCAGACCAGTTCGTAAAATAGCAAAAAAGATTATACCTAAAGAAATTAGGCCGTTTTTACCTTATGCAGCAGCTATGATTCCAGGTGCACAAGGTTTAGCATCTTTAAATAAGTTTATGACTCCTGTATTTCAAAAAGCTTTGTTAGCTGGGGCAACTTCAGCAGCCACTGATGAGCAAGGAAATCCATTAAGAGCAGCAGCGTTAGCAGCAGCTCCGGATGTTTTATCAAAAGGTTTAGGAGCTGTAGGAACTAAACTTGGTGTGCCAGGTGGTGTAGATGTAGAAGGAACAATGACTTTTGCAGAAAGAATAGGAGAAGGAGCAAGATCAGCTCAAGGAGCAATAGGAAGAACTAGCCCATTAAAAATAGCAGCTGCACAAACAGCAATAGATCAATCAGCAAAGTTTGCAGAAATTAGACAAGATGAAATAGATGCGTATAATGCAAATTTATTGGAGCAAGGTGTACAAGATAAAACAAAAAGAAGAGCAGCAATCTTTGGTATATATAAAAATGCTGGTTATGATGATGATTACGTAAATAATATGTTAGACAGATATGGATATGACGAAGGTGGTCTTGCAATGTTAAAAAGACAGTACGATGCATTAATGTCAAAAATGAGAGCTCCAGAAACTGTAGCAAAAACAAGCGCTAAACTTAGAAGAAAACCTAAAGATGATGATACAATGATTCCTCCTAAAAAACCTAAAGATCCTGAAGATGAAGAAGAACCAGTTCTAGTAAAAGATGTAGATAGAGATTTAGCTGGTGGTTTAATGGCAGCAGCACAAGGAGTTGAAAAAGCTTTTGGCACACCATTTGGTGGTGTAGCACCAACAGAGTTTAAAAGATTTGCTGATGGTGGTGAAGTAGAAGAAGAAGGTATAATGAATCAAATAAGCGAATCAATGGGAAAAGATTATGATTACTTTACAAGAATTAAAATAAGAGAAAATCTTAAACAAGGTGAAACTATGGAAGATGCAGCAGATTTAGCTGAACAAGAAGCAATGGATATGGTTATGAATAAATACACTAAAGGTGGTTTTGCTA